ATGCATAATATAGTTTTTACACTTGTTACTTCACAGATTTATGTAGCAGCATTCAATTCTGGTTATGTTGATTCAGTTAAAAATGAAGAATTTCGTATAAAACATATTTGTATTATTATGTATTAATTGTTGTGATAGTATATAATAAGAAATTATTGATACGAGTTTGTATAAAAAAGATAGTATAAAAGCTTCATTATAGTAAAAATTGATATATATATATATATATATGAAATGATTTTGTAATTATTTGCTTTAAAACGAAATACTATAATACATTTTTTAATTTCTAATTTATTTGGTCTATGGGATTGATTAAAAAATGAAGTAATCTTCAATTTATTGATTTAAAATGACACATTATTTGAAAAGCTTAGAAATTTACTATCATATTTGAGATTTATTGTTATATAAAAAAATTTAAGAAGAGAGGATTATTGCAAATTAAATGAATATTTTTGTAGGATTTATAAAAAATATTTTTTCTAGCATATCAAGATTAAATGTGTGCACTTGATTATTTTAGAAGCTTATTTTCAAAAGGAAGTTTTGATATCAAGAAGGAGAGATAGAAGGAAGGTGTTTTCGTAATTAGCTTAATATCATTCTATGCTTTCTGAAATATTGAAAAATATTAGAGCAAAAGTAGAAATACTATACTACAATGATATAAATTACATAATTTTTGATCGAGAATTCTATTGATATTTCTCTTAATGGGAAAAATTATACTTGTAATATTAACTTTTAACAAATGGAGAATCTAGCATTGAGTATAGATTCTTTTTTGAAGCTGGAAAGTTGTTCGCAAGTAATGATCCGATTCGGATAGATTATAGCAGAAATTACGATTTAGTTTTTGGTATAGACATTGTTTTATTTCTTAACATTTTTAGCAGCCGTAAAAAGTTTCCTTCATTTGCAAGTCACTGACTTATAAGCAAACTTCATTACTTAAAATTTTATAGAATTTATTTTTATGATTGTGTCATTTTTATTATAGCTCTTTTTGAAAAGATTATGTAATGGAGATAATGTATCATTATGTGGTTCTCAACATTGTCTTCGGAGTAATTCATGAGCACAAAACGTTTAATTAGCACATCTATTATCACTCTTTTTACAGCTTCTATGGCACAAGCAGCAGACATTATGGTGCCTCGAGAGTCAAGGCCTGTTACTCAAATGTCCAAGCAGGTTTCATCACCTGCTGAAATGAGTCCGAGTCCTGATATTCCACCAGTCATTTCTGCACCTACTTTCTCTTGGGATGGTTTTTATCTTGGAGGACAGATTGGTGGCTTTTCAGGTAAAACGGATATTAGCCTATATGTTAAAAAAAGCCCTGGTATGAGAGAATGGACACCTGTTGAGAAAGATACATTGCCTCAACTCTCTGGTGTCATGGGAGGTCTTTATGCAGGAGCTAATGTTGATTTAGGAAATAGCCTTATTCTAGGTGTTGATACGGATATAGTTTGGTCTAATAAAGAGGATACAAAAGTTGTTGCTAAAAGAAAATTTGAAGAAATAGATGAAATAGAAGAAATAGATGAGGTGGAAGAAGTAGAAGCACGAGAAGAAAAGGCAAGGCGTGAATTATATGAACGTGCACGTGTGCAACCAAAGCAACCTGAGAGTTTTCAAAGAACTTACACATCTAATGCAAGCAGTACAAGCCATGTAAACGTACCTTTAGAACGGAAGAGAAGGAATGTTATAACTAGAGATGGATATACTACTGGTATGCAGAGAGAGATGCAACAGTATCAACAACAGAGTTCTATATCTCAAGTTCAAAATTTTGAAGATTCAGAAAGAGTGCAGGTACCTAGTTTACAAAAACAACAGCAAAGATTAGAAGCCAGACCTTCAGTTTTATCAGAACATTCACGAGGTAGGCCAGTTTCGTCTGCAAGGCATGCAAGGGAAGCGGGACAATTAAGTGAGATAGCGGAAATTGGTGATGAAATTTATAGCAACACTTTAAAACAAAAATGGTCTGGTGCTACACGAGTACGTATAGGCTTTGCAGTTGATCGTATTATGCCTTATATTGCTGGCGGTGTCGCTTATGCGCAGCTTCAAAATATCTTTTCACGATCACTTGAAATAGGGGAACGAGAAATAAGTTCTTTTAGCTTATCAGATACAAAAATGATGGTGGGTTACACCCTCGGTGGTGGTGTTGATTTTGCAATGGCTGATAATGTTATTTTACGTGCGGAATATCGTTATTCAGATTTTGGTAAACAGAAATTTGCTAAGGACAAGTTAGAACTTGACTACCAAACCAATGATTTTCGGGTTGGTGTTGCTTATAAGTTCTAATTTATTGTACGACTCAAATCACTTAAAAAGCTCTATCACAGGATAGGGCTTTTATTTTTACTGATGCTATGCATTTCCTTACCAGAGAAGGGAATTTACAGTTCTATTTGTACAAAAGAAGGGTGGAAAGTTTAGAATTTTGTCTTTAAACTTATAAAATAATGATAGAAATAAAAAAACATAAGAAAGTAAAAATGTATGGTGGGCAATGAGATCGCCTTATAATACAATAAAATCAGTATGTTATGTAAAAAATAAGGGAATCTAAGACTCTTGATTTTATTGAGTTTTTTTGTGCTCTATCCCTTATTTTTTTGGAGCTTTTCGATTGATTCGAGAGCCAATCTTTTGCGATCAGCAGTCTTTGTGTAGAGAGATGCCATTTGATCATCAGTCCATCCAAAAATTGCTTTAAGTTGTGTGCGACCGTAGCCCCTGCATTGGCAGCTCTTGTTGCAGCTAATTTTCTTAAACCATGTGCTGATTTTTTTATTCCCGCTGCATTGCAAGCATCTCTAAACAGGTTCCCAAAGGTTTCTTTGGTTAGTTTCTTGCCTCCTTTCCCACAAATAAAAGTTTCATCACCAATAGGACCCATTTCAAGAGTTTTTGCTAATTCGGGTAGAATGGGAAGAAACACATCTGTTTGAAATTTGCTTTTTTCTGTCTTTAAATGAATGACATTATCCGTGACATCCTTCCATCCGATGCGTACAACATCTCCCCTTCGTAAGCCTGTGTAAAGAAGAACATCAATCCATACCCGTTCATGCGTTCCGAGAGGCCATTGTTGATAATATTTGTCGATGTCCTCTTCTATCCAAGCAGGGAATCCATCCTTGTTTTTGAGAAATGGTGTTTTAACCCCTAAAGCAGGATTATTTTCTAAAAGTCCTTGTTCAACTGCCCATTTAAAAAGGCCATTAACTGCTTTGAGAAAATTCCGAGCAGTTGCGGGTGTTTCCTTACGTCGTTCAACACCAGCTGTAATATGCGACTTTTTAATTGCTTTGTATGGAATATCTCCTATGGCATCTGACACTTTCATCAGAATGAGTTCTTTTTGTCTTTTCGTAGCATGAGCTAGGTTATGCCAAGTGACGCTGTCAAAATATTGTTTCAGGAGCCATATGAAACTACCTTCAACGAGTTTACCAGGTTTAGATTTAGGAAGCTTGTATCCTTGTAACTCAGAAAGAGCATCTTTATAGTCGTCAACAAATTCTTGTGTACCATAGGTTCCACGCACTCTACGCCTTTGACCATGGCCAATACGCACGTACCATACAATTTTACCATAGCGCGTAATTTCTTTGACAAGGTGGGGAGGCCGTGGTTTAGGCATAGCGTGACCTTACATACCAATATCAAAGTCATAATCACCCTTTGAGAGATCTAATAATCTGTCTGGATGAGTAGCAGTATTTGGTATGGTGATGTCAGGTTTGAGATAAATTAAGAGTTCACCGGTTGGTTTGATTTCCATTAACTCACAACCTTGCTTTTTAGCTTCTCTTAAAGCTCTTGCAATAGCGGACTGTGTTACGGCAGCGTGGCGACGAGCCATGTTAAATTTCCTTAAGTTTGATTGCACTTCACCTGTGGTGTGAAGCACGCGTGTGTTGAAAGTGATTGAAAAATGGGTGGGGGCGCTTAGGGGAGGGAGAACAGCGCCCCCTATGGGTTTAAGCAGCGTTTGTCAAGAATTGCATATCTTGTTCTACTTCTGCTAAAAATGCTTCAACAGCTTTATTGATGAGCTCAATCTGTTCATCATCGCGTGGAATGCGTAGAGCCCTGATACACAAATGAGGTGATTTATCTATAAACCAAGGATGATAGCTAACAAAATCACACCATTTTCGCCCTGTACAAGCCATTTGAAACTGCATTTGTAAGATATATTCAGGCTTGATTTTACCGTCTCGCAAAAAACGAACATGGGTTATTTCTTGAGGGCATTTAACTTCTATGAGGCCATCATCTCCAATGAGACCATCAGGACTAGCGCCTGCCATTTCAATTGTCGGGTGAGGAATAAACCCACATCGTGTGACGGTAGTATCGTAAAGAAAGCTATATTCTTCAATTGCACTGTCTTCATGTTCATTACCCCATCGCATGGCAGGCGTTTCATAAGATGATACTGTTTTACCAGTTAAACGTTCTGTAATGAGCTTGATTTTGTACTCTTCATATTTACTTGTTGGTAAGCCTTTAGCTGTTTTATCGACGATGCTGTTAATGTTTGAAGCTGTGACTTTACCTAAACGGGCTTGAAACCATTCTGCTGTTCTTTGTTGCATATCACACTCCCATTGAAGCTTGTTGAATTGGTGTGTTTGGTAAAGGTAAAGCTTGTTGTGCTTCATTCATTTGTAAGTGTTGTTTTGCTTCCAAACGCTTTAAAATAATTTGCCCTGTCTCATGAGACATTTCTGCGAGATTTGTGACCTTTGCGTAAGAGAGTACTTTTTCCTCTTCTGTTTTTGTTTGTTCCATTAACTCTTTGATTTGCGCAAGTGATTCATCAGATATTCTCTCGTTTTGGGGATTATCATTAACTTCACTGAGGTAAATAGCTTCATTGATACGTTCAGCTTCGTCTTTATCGTAGATACCAGATAAACCGAATGCATAACGAGCACACTGTATAAGTGCTTTATGACGCAGCATACGAGCAGGACATTGATTCCAAGGTTCTGTATTTCGCTTACATTCTTTGAGATATTCTGTGATTTTAAAGGGGTATTTCTTGTCTTTCAAATATATAGCGCATGTAACAGAAAACAGATTGCCTTCATTATCAAAGTTTTCTTGGAGTTCCACTCCATCAAGATTATCATGTGAATGTATGACTTTGAGCCACCCATCAACAGAGACAACCGATATAATACCGCCGCCTCTTTTAGGGATGGCATATATTTCTTTGTTTAGAGGGTCTAATCCATATTTTTTGGCAAGATAAACAAAGACCAAAAACTCAGCATTAGAAATATCACAACTGATACATGTTTTGAAAATTGCTTCACGAAATTCTCGTTCTGAGAAATCATATTGTTGCGCCATTTTTTCTACGAGAGAAGATGTCATTGTTATTTTCCTTAATTTTGAGTGCACTTCACCTGTGGCGTGAAGCACGCGTGTGTTTAAAAGGGTGTGTTTTGATTGATTTTTAGATGTATTGAGAAAAAAACGTTGTTGCTGTCATTCTTTTAAAATCAGCAACTTTGGCATTAGTAAAGCCGCTCATCTCTTCTTGAGTGTGGATTTGTTTGCAGAGTATCATACTCAGGCGTTTTAATCCTTTTGATGTAATTTTTGCACTAGGAATGGTTCTTTCTCGTCCACTGATTGTTTGAATGGTTTCGGGTATATAAGCCATCAGTCCTTCATTAATTTTACTATAATAAGGCACCAAACTTTTATCAGTACGACGATAAATCCAACGACGATTAATCAAATAGTTCGCTAAATCTTCAGGACACATGTCTAACATTTTTGCTACATCACTTATACTAAGCAAATCATCAGAACGTTCTAAAGATTCAAGTTTTTCTGTCTTTGGAGTTAATTGAGCAATGATACAATCCTTACGTTCACTTTCATTTTTTAAGTGCGTAAAAACACCTAAGATGACCTGAGGATTAGAGTAGTCAATTTGAGAAGAGTTCATTTGTTTTGCTTTTCGTTCACACTCAATGAAATATTGACGAGCTTGCTTACCTTTCTCATTACGTTCAATCATAGCAAGTTCTTTTGCCATGTCTAAGGTGAGGTAGTATTCTGTACTTGGACGAGCGTTTTGTTTGGATTTTACTAAAATTTTAGTAAAACTCACAAAGTCTTTATTTTCTAGGAAACCGTACTCTTTAATACGATTAGCTATCTAATCGTTAAAATTGAAGTTAACTTCCAAGAACGTATACAACTCACGTGCATTGACTGTTTGTACAGTTTCTTGATTAATTGTATGGTTCCAAATAGCGATAGGCATTTCCATTACAGACCTCATAGTGTTGGGATTGTTTTTTCAGATGTGCTGGGAAGAAAATATTATTGCTTATATACTTTGGATATAACGCAAAGATATCGATAGACTTCTTTGCCTGCGTCACTATTTTCAGCCTTGGCAAGTTTTTTTGCTATGTCTATGGTAAGGTAGTATCCTTTTGGGGGATCATCATTTTTTATATAAAAGTCATCTTCTTTCTTAAGTTTATATTCTTGGATGCGTTGAGTAATCCAATCATTAAAGTTGGTTTTTACCTTCAAACGCTCATGTAATGCATATGCATTCATCCATTTCGGAGGTTTTCGATTAGCTCTTAAAAGATTATAATATACCTCACTATCTTCTATAAAGAGATGTGTTTCTCTCTCTAAAAGAGAGGAATCGCTATTCTTTACATAGATTTCAGCGATCTCTTCAGAGAGATCATCAAGGCTGCTTTCATCAGGATTAATACAAAAGATTTTTATAACATTGTTCAAAGTATTAACAATATACATGATTTCAGCTGTTGAAAACGGTCCATATAAAGCTGGGTGAGAAATCTCATCACCAGTTATAATGAGTAAAACTTCATTATAACCAACAGAAACCTGTTTATTCATCTTCCATCCCTTCATATTGTTTGGATTAGTTTTTCAGATGTGTTGAAAAGAAAATATTATTGCCGACAAGTACTGTAGAATGGACTTGTATTTTCCCGTTCTTCTATCTTGTCTAAGACATCACTGTATGCACAGCTGTGAGCTATAAAAGGATATGGGGCATCTTCTACAAAGTAATAATTGTCATAATCATTTAAGTATTTTTGAACATAAAATTCAGCAACTTCTTCTGAAATATCATCATAGCGGTTTGACATAAGATCAATGCGAAGAATGCTTTCAACGGTTTCCATCTGCCCCACAATGTCCATGATTTCAGTTTTATCAATTGGTCCAGGTTTAGCGTAGTAATCATCATCGTAAGTAGACACAATCAACAAGATCTCATCAGCATTTACAAAAAGCTGTTTATTCATTTTCCATCCCCTCTCATTCACGTTGGTAAATGGTTCTTTTTACTTTATGAGGATATTTATACCGTAATGGTAACATTTAGTCAATACCAAAATGGTTATTTTATATTTTATATTTTTGGAGTAAGGTGAAATAATGGATAAAAATCCACCAATTAATGCACAAATATTAGCGCTTTGGAAAAAATTAACAGAAGATGAAAAAAAGCAATTTATTACTTTTTTTCTTGATAAAATGAAGAAAGAAAATCAAGAAGTTTAACTTTTTTATCATAGCTTAGGTGTTCGAGCATATCTTGTATTTGTTCGTCTAAGCTATTTGTTTGTTGTTCTGAAAACATTAATTGTTTAGGAGTAGTGGCTAGGTGAGGTGCTAAACGTATAGCCCATTCTTTTGTTAGTTTTCGTTGTCCATTTTCTAAACGGAAAATCTGTGGCTGACTCGTTCCTACTAGTTCAGCTAATTTTTTAGAGCTTAAGCCCATTTTTTTTCTGAAGAATTTCAAATTATTCATGATTCTTATCCTATTAAAAAAAAATCATCTTTCAAATACCAATACGGTAAAATTTCATTGCATTAAAATTTCCAATATGGTATAAGCACAAAAATGTTTAAGCTAAAATCATATTTGTCAGAAAATAATATTACTTACGCTGCATTTGCAGTTTCTGTGGGTGTCACCCAAGCATCAATAGCGCGTTATGTGAATGGAAAGAGGTTTCCTCATCCTAGGATAATAAAAAAAATAGCAAAGATTACAAATAATTATGTAAGCCCTAGTGATTGGTATCAAGAAAATTTCACCGCTGTAACGCAAGACTTAATGCAGAAAAAAGAAACCTCCCCATCGTGTGAGTTTGTAGATGGTTGTGTAGTGAGCAGGGCAGGGTATGAGCAAACCGATGGTCAACAGTCAATAGGTGGATAAGAACATGAGTATATCAAAGAAATACGAGCTTACGGAAGAAAGTGAGAAGGTTGATAATTCAAGATTTGGAAAGAAGTATAACTGCACTCTTCATCGTATTCGTGCATTAAGAGACTTTAGTGATGTTAAAGCTGGTGACCTTGGTGGCTTTATAGAGACAGAAGCCAATCTTTCTCACGAGGGTGATTGTTGGATTTATGACGGTTCATACGTTTCCGGCAATGCTATGGTGAGTGGTGATGAAAAGATAAAAGATACGGTAGTGTGTGATGATAATGTTATTACGTATGAAATGACATTCATGACACCACAGGAGTATATGGCCTCTCTTTCATGGTTACATAGGTTTTGGAAGCGACTTTTTTATTATTGGCAGTACAGAATATGGATTTAATTATCAGGGGTATTCATACAATAACTTAGACAAGGTAAAAAATAAGGAAAGAAAAGTGATTAAAGGTGATTTTATGGCAATAGTATATACTTTGCGGCTTGTTTTAACTGTGTATTTTTTGTTTCGTTTTTAACTACTTGTAAGTGAGTACGTACGTTATTTATTGAGGTGCGCTTTCTTTGAAAAGTTTATTAATACAATTCAAATTCTGTTCATCTGACAATTTAAAAAAGCCGAGGTTACAAAGAAGCTTCAGTGTTTTACTTGGATCATTAGACGAAGTATGTTCTAAAATAATAGTTATAGGATTTACTGTAGTTGGTTGTTTAACTAGCACGGTAAGTGAAAGTATAATTTCTTGTTTACTGTTTATACTAAATAAATCAAAGAAGTGCTCTGATTCTGGTTTTGTCTGAGGATTTATTAAGTCGATGTGCTTAGGCTTTGTGGAGATAATTATATCTGGTTTTTTAGGGAATTTTGGGTTTGGATTGATATAGCGTGCTTCAATAAATTGGAATGGGCTTTTGTGATCTATCCAGATGTTATTTACTTTAATTACTTGTTTTGTAGGATTGTGAAGGGCTAATTTTATTGTAATTTCAGGATTTTCATTTTTATACGGAGACACGGGCGATCTATATGATACGCAATTAAATTGCAGTGTTCGTCCTAAAGCCTTTTTTTTCTGTTCTTCATATCTTACCCAAACTGAAATACTTGCATGAATGCTACTAATGACAATGGAGATTATAGAGAAACATTCAAATACTGTCATTCTATTTTTCCCCCCACTTTTTCAAAACCATAGTGATGAAACGATTTTATAAAACATTTTCAATGAAACGTCAGATGCCTAACATGATTCCTTTTCTTGATCTAGATACGAAGACAGGCTGGGCAATTTTATACTTAAAGAAAGAAGGAGACATGTGATGGCCACGAAATCACCCTGGGTAAAATTTTATCCTGGTCAATTTTTAATTGAGCTTATGCTTTTGAAGCCAAAAGAAACAGCTATTTATACAACACTGGTCTTGCTCATGCTTCATGAGCGCGCACCTATTTTTAATGATGCTTCTCATTTATCAAGTTTGTGCAGCTGTTCAGTGTGGACGTTTCGAAACATATTAGAATCTTTAATGAGCCGTGGTTATATCATTCGTTTAGAGAGTGGCCGTTTGTGGTACACATCATCAGCAGTTGATCTTGATATCAGTAGTACATCTTCAGAAAGAAAGGGGGAAAGCTATGTCAACTAAATTACTGTGGGTTAAAAGTTTTTCGTCTGATTGTCTTGCTGACACGAGTGGAATGAAAGCATTTCAGATAGCAACATACGTAATATTGCAATGGCACATGCGTAGAAGTGGTGAACCTATTTTTGTGATCCAAGTAAATTAGCACACAGTGCTGGTTGCTCGGTTAAGGCTTTTAATAAGGCATTAGATTTTTTGTTACGTGATCAGAAAATCGTTCTTTTAGAAGATGGCCGTTTGTGGAGTTTGCAAGTCGAGGAAGAACTTAAAAACTTTATTGATAAACAAGAGCATATATCGCAAGTGCGTAGTGAAGCTGGGAGAAAAGGTGCACAAGCAAAAATGCTTAAAAAACAATCTGTTAATGATTATGTTGAAGCAAATGGTAAGCAAAATAATAATTTTGTTGAAGCAAACGATAAGCAAAATCAAGCTATAAAGAATAAGAATAAGAATATATATAAAAAAACTAACACTATCGTGTTATCAAAAAAAGAAATTGCTTCAGAAAATTTAGCAACTGAAGTTTCGGTTCAAGACGAAACAACCGATGATGCTGTTGAGCAGCATTTGGATCACGATACATCCTCATCAGAAAACCAATCACCCGTTTCACAGCAAAAAAGCACTGAAAAGAAAACCAAGCGGTCTGGAGATAGACGAGGATGCCGATTGCCTCATGATTTCGAACCTAACTTGCAATACGCAATCGACAGGGGCTTAACGCATGACGAGGCGTTGTTAGAGTTTGAGAAGTTTAAAAACTACTGGCTGGCTAAGTCTGGTCAAGGTGCAATCAAAAAGGATTGGCAACTGACATGGTACAACTGGGTTATTTCCGACTATGGACTTGTAGCTCAGAAAGCGAAACTGGAAAAGGAAAAACAAAATGGTAGGGATGGAAATTACTCTCGACGGGAAAAAAGTGTTGGTGAACGCATCGCAGATAACATCCGCAATCTCGGATCTAGAGGTTTCTTTAATGCAAATTTGCAAAATGATAGCACCGGGATTCCCATTACACTTGAAAGCTGGGAGTGCATTGACGAAACAGCAAGAAACGATAGCGTTGAAAGCTTATGAGCGACTTCAAGAACTGTTTGCTGTGAAAGCTGATGGAGAGGTCATTGCAGAGGCTATGCGTATACTTTCGTGTGGTTTGAAAATATCGCAAAACTCAGATGATGAAGGTATGTCGCTTGCGTATGGAATGGCTCTTGAGACAGTTTCACAGTGGGCACTTATGGAAACAGTTAAACGGATTTTGCGTGGTGAAGTGAAAACTGTATCCGAGACATTTTTCCCTAGCACTTGTGAGCTTGTGCGATTGTGTCGTGATTTAGAAGAAGGCCTTTTGACAACAGCAAGACTTGTTCGCAAGACTGTTCTGAATACACGAGCAAAAGCACTGAAAGAACAGGAGAGAGGAGGAAATGTCATTCCCCTCACAAAAACGGCATGATGATTTTAAAAACAGCAAAATAGAGAGAAATGGTGATCACTTTTGGATTAGATATGCGTTTAAATCGACAGAAAGGCACCTTAGAGAAAGATTTAGAAGTTTTTTGATGAATTCACAAAAACATTGGGAACATAAAATGCTCTGTACGAGCTAATTTGAGAAAAATAGAGCAAACGCAAAAATTAGGATGATAATTATAAAATTTATAACAGGTGATGAGTTTTTTATTTGACAGTGAAAGATAGTTTTGTTATACAGATACCCAAGTGCTCAAAACACTTAACGATAAGCGGATAGGTTACGAAACAATCTCTCCAATGTCTTTTTAAACTGACTATCTTTTTACGTATTTCAACGTATAGTGATTTTGTCGGGTGTGGTTACACCATACAATACCCTTTATGGGGAAAGTGTAACGACGGACTTATCGCCGTGTTTTGAGCACCCGGCGCCCTTTTGGGGCGTCAATCAAAACTTTATTACGATAAGGAAAACTCCAAATGAAAAAATATGAATTTACAAGCGAAATCAAAGAAATTGAAGGATATACTTTTCGTCGTATTCGTGCCTTAAGAGACTTTGGTGATGTTAAAGCTGGTGACATTGGTGGCTTTATAGAGCTAGAGGACAATCTTTCTCATGATGGCGATTGTTGGGTTGGGGGTCATGCGTGTGTTTATGGTGACGATGCCCGTGTTTATGAGAATGCTATCGTGTGTGGTCATGCTGTTGTTTGTGGACACGTTTATGGGAATGCTCATGTGTTTGGAGTTACTCGTGTGTATGTTGATGCGAAAGTTTATGGGAATGCTCGTATTTTAAAGAAAGCATGGGTTTATAGTGATGCCCATGTTTTTGGGGATTCTGAGGTTTCCGGTTCAGCTCGTATTGCATCAGGGGCAAAAGTTTATGGGAATGCAAAAATTGCTGCTCATGCAAAAATTATTGGTGAAGTTTATGAGAATGCTACGATTGGTGGCCGTGTTAGGATTTACGGTTCCGTTTATGGTAATGCAAAAATTGCTGGTAGTGGATGGGTTTGGGGAAAAGCATATGGTAATGCAAAAATCACAGGAAAAAACGAGTGGTCTATTCCAATAAATTGTGAGGTTTATGAAGGCGATAATATCGTCGAGATTGCTACAGCAGCGTAAATAACAGGCGCGGGGGGCGCCTGCTTTTAAACAGCAAAAACAAAGCCGCGTCATTTATGTGATGCGGCTTTAATTTTTTATCCTCTGTAACATCTGTATTAGCAAGCTTTTTTATTTTTTCAAAATATCTTTTATTGCTTGAACCAATTGATTTTTTTTAACGGTTATTTAGGTTAGATATGTGGAACAGATCGTTCAAGGGGTTGTACAGCTAACCGAAGCCCCATAGTTCGTAGTAAAGCAGTCAAACTTCGAAGCTCAGGGTTTCCTTTCTGTGAAAGTGTACGATAAAGCTGTGTTGGATTTAGTTCAGCTGCTTTAGCTACAGTTTGAACACCACCATAGGCTTTTGCCATTTGACGAAGCGTTACAAGTAGCTCACCTTGATCGCCATCAGCTAAAATTGCATCAAGGGTAGCTGCTGCCGTTTCAGGATCATTATAGAACAGTTCAGCCATTGCATCATCATGGTTACGGTCTTTCATCTCTACACTCCTTTAATCTTCACGGTTTTGCCAATCATGCCAATAAGCGCACGCGCGGGTAATATCAGTGTTTTGCGTCCTTTTGGTGCCACCACACAATAACAGCAACACGGTTTTTCCTAATTGGGTATAATAAATTCGGTAACCAGGCCCGATATGAATTCGCAATTCATAAATGCCATCACGAAGTGGTCTAAAATCACCAAAATTTCCTTGCTCCAAACGGTTAAGGCGGCGAATAATTGCGGTTTTAGTTTGCACATCACGAAGTTTGTGTAACCAGTCGGTTATCAAATTTTTTCCATCAGCAGTAAGGTAGTGGCGTATCTTAAACATAAACAAATAATCGTTTATAAACGAATATTTGTCAAGGATTGATATAGTTTTCTTGAAAAGATTTTTGCCTTTATATGAAAGCTTTTTAAAATATGCATTCATAGAAGAAATTTATGAACATTATCAATAAGTTATCTAAATGAGATGAGAACAGCATTTATACACTGATAAAATCATATAAACTGTTTATTTTCAGTTATTTATTTTGTTTATCTGTATTAACTAGTTTAATATATTATGATATAATTTTGTAAAATATAGAAAAAATAGTTTTTCATATCCGTATTTTGTTTCATTAAGACACACATAATTTCCCTTAGATAAAGATATCCAACATGATCAACAAAGTAATTTTAGTAGGCAATCTTGGTGCCGATCCTGAGAGCAGGACAATGGCATCTGGTGCAGAGGTAGTGAACTTTCGTATAGCCACGTCACAGAGCTATACAGATAAAACAACAGGTGAAAAGGTAGATAAAACAGAATGGCATTCTGTCGTTGTTTTTAATCCCCATCTTGCAAAGGTTGCACTGCAATATCTGAGTAAAGGTTCCAAGGTTTATGTTGAAGGTCAATTACAGACGCGTAAATGGCAAGATAAAAGCGGGCAAACACGCTACACAACAGAAATTGTCTTGCCGCAATATAGGGGTGAGTTGAAGATCCTTAATAGCATTCAAAAAGATGGTATTGATATGGCTTTGGAAGCGATGGAGCAAGAGGATAAGCGGTATTTAGAAACGACTTTGGATGATGATATCCCGTTTTAATTAGGAGGTTTACTTATGAAGAAATGGAGAAACCCTAGAACGACTACACATCATGTTGTTACAGAACAAGAAATGGATTCATTGAGAGATTGCGCAATGTATATACAGCATTTTGATATGTCCATAGGTATTTTGTTAGGGACGTTCATAACTTTAGTTTTGGGGACAATATGGGATAAGAGCCATTTGGGGGAGAAAATAATAGTTTTTTTTGTAATAAGTTCTTTCCTTATGTGGCTCTTTTATTTGAAGCGGAAGACGCAGTCCAAGATAGAGAAAGTTTGGGAATACATTAAAAAGGCATCTGGGGGCGTGAATGAAGAAACGTAAGAAACGGGGAAGACCTAGAATAACGGGTCAAAAAAGAGAACCCAATGGACGTATTTCACGTGCAAAGACGCCTCGTAAGCCTACTGATCAATTAACTCTTGAAATGCGTGCCAAGCATTATGGGATAAGTATTCAAGATGCGAAAAACCCGCTTATGGGCACTTATGTAGGGCGATTATATTTATTGGAAAAAAAGATTAATCAAGATCAGTACGATGCATCACAGCAGTATATTCAGGTGCGAAATGATTATTGTTGTGCGAAAGGTTTTCCAGGGGCAGTCCATGACGACGTAACTTCTAATCACGATCAAGATAGTCTTGAAAAGTGGGTTAAAATAACAACTGATCGTTATGAAGCTGTGCGAGACGTTATTAGAGAAACACAAGGTTTATATCGTCAGTATAACCTTTATGCCGCGTTGCAGTATATCGTTATAGAAGACCAACAACTAAAACATCTTGTCAGTTCTCTATACATTGCTCTGAATGCTCTTCATAAGTTTTTTTCGCAAGAATGTAAAAACCATTGAATAATAGGTTTTAGAATGTTATATTTTTATATAATACCTTTAAGGAAGATTCTATGCACACAACGAAATTGCGTAAAGTTGGAGGGTCAGTTATGCTCTCTATACCGCCTGCGTTACTTGATGTTTTACACCTCGTTGAAAATACTGAGGTTGGTTTGACTATTGATAATGGGTGTTTAATTGTAGAGCCTCAGGTATTTCCTAGTTATACTCTTGACGAATTGTTAGCTCAATGTGATCCTTTGGCTGACCTCTATGATGAGGAAACGAAATGGCTTGATGCTGAACCTGTTGGTAGAGAGCTCTTATAATGAATCGGGGAGAAATTTGGTTAGTATCGCTTGACCCAAGTTCAGGATATGAGCAAAAAGGAACGCGTCCGGTGCTTATTGTATCACCAGAGGCGTTTAATCGTGTGACTAAAACACCAATTGTCTTACCCATTACAAGTGGAGGAAGTTTTGCTAGAATAGCGGGTTTTGTTGTTTCGTTGATGGGAGTTGGATTGCATACAACAGGTGTGATACGCTGTGATCAACCACGTGCTCTCGATATAGGAGCGCGCAAAGGAAAAAAACTAGAAACGGTTCCTGTCATGATTATGAACGAAGTATTAGCTAAGTTATCAACATTCCTTACGTAATTAATTATATTGATTACAGTTAAGATTCTCATATTTATCATAACCATAATATTGTTTACGTTGCTGTTTTAATGTTTGACATAAGTCACGCCGATTAATATTAAACTGCTCAAGTACTTCATCCGGAAGATCATCCAAATTTTGCGGGCCAACATCGAACATGTCAAGAGCATCAGCTAGATTGTTTGGAATACGATTCTTGTCTGCATTTACTTCTCGTTCACAACTAGTAAGAGCAAGTCCACTAATAAATATACCCAATAAGGCAGCTCTTTTAATAGATAAGAAGCACATCATCCCCTCCTAATTTTAAAGTTACGAGCTCATATAGTTGATTCGATGAGGTAATACAATCGTGAGCATTTATATTTTGGAGTTACCATATTTAGGTAGAATGAGATAAAAAAATACTAGATTATGATTTTTTAGTTGACAGAGGGATAGAAATGGTATTTAATGACATTATGGTGCTAGTTTTATTGCGTCCAAAATTAGATTTGTAATACAATTTTTATTTCTTGCTATACTGCTAAAAGCCCTGCGAAAGCGGGGTTTTTTGTTAGGATAATCCAGTTTATTCATTTTTATTTATTGACGATTAATTGACCTCCTCTTGTCCTCCCGAGAGTGAGGTCTTTTTTGTTTAGATCACTTTAAAGGAATCCCCGATGGCATCTGGATCAGATAAGTCTGTGAAAGGGACACCGCCTAATGCAGGAGCAGAGCGTGTGAAAGGTGTTCCCAATAAGACAACGCGTATACTTAAAGAGGCTGTGATTAAGGCAGCAGAGCAGGCTGGCAACAAATATGGCAATGAAGGGTTGATCTCTTATCTTGAACGCCAGGCTGTAAAGTGCCCAGCGGCTTATTTAGCCTTGTTGGGCAAGATCTTACCTTTGCAGGTTACCGGTGAAAATGATGAAGCCATCAAGATGATTACACGTGTTGAGATTGTAGCGCCTGTTGTAAAGGACAAAAAAGCTGTTTAGGGGTGATTGAGATGGCTACAGCTCAAGTTGTGATCATCGAGAAATTAATCCCGTTGTTTCAAGGAGCTGCTGATGTACGTGCCGCTTGGGGAGGACGAGGATCAGGAAAGACAAGGTCTTTTGCCTTAATGGCAGCCTTAAAGGGCTATGAATATGGTATGGGTGGGATATCAGGGATTATCCTTTGTGCCCGCCAGTTTCAAAATTCACTTGCTGAGAGTTCATTGCAAGAGATTAAACGAGCGATTGAGACTTATGATTTTTTGAAAGATTATTACTGTGTTGGAGAGTCGTCAATCAAATCGAAAGATGGACGTATATCTTTTCAGTTTTCAGGGCTAGATCGCAATATTGCGAGCATTAAGTCGATGGGGCGTATTTTGCTTTGTTGGGTTGATGAAGCTGAACCTGTGACGGAAACGGCTTGGCAAACACTAATACCGACATTGCGGGAAGAAGGAGAGGGCTGGCGTGCAGAGCTTTGGGTGACGTGGAATCCGTTGCGTGAAAATGCACCTGTTGAAAGACGCTTTCGTTTTACAAAGGACGAAAACATTAAAGGAGTAGAAGTTAACTGGTCTGATAATCCTTTGTTTCCCCAAAAGCTGCAAAGAGTACGCCTTGATGATCTTCAAAACCGCCCTGAGAGTTATAAGCATATTTGGGAGGGTGATTATCTTAAAGCTGTGCAAGGGGCTTATTTCCAAAAGGAGATGTTAGCTGCAGAGCAAGAGGGGCGAATAGGGCATGTTGCACGTGATCCTTTAATGCCCATTCGTGCTTTTTGGGATATTGGGGGCACTGGAGCTAAAGCTGACGCAACGGCTATATGGATTGCACAGTTTGTGGGAAGAGAGATCAGGGTGCTTGATTATTATGAAGCACAAGGTCAACCCTTATCGGAGCATATAGGATGGTTGCGTCATAATGGTTATGACAAGGCAGTGATGGTGCTTCCTCATGATGGGGCGACAAGAGACCGTGTTTACAATGTAAGCTTTGAGAGTGCTTTAAATGAGGCTGGTTTTGACACACAGGTTGTACCCAATCAAGGAGCAGGAGCTGTCAAAATGCGCATTGAAGCGGTGCGTCGTATTTTGCCTTGTGTTTGGTTTCATGAAGAAACAACGGTTGCGGGTCGTAAGGCGTTAAATTGGTATCACGAAAAATGGGATGAAAAGCGCGCCATTGGTTTGGGTGCTGAACATGACTGGGCAAGTCATGGAGCTGATGCCTTTGGTTTGATGTGTACTGTTTATGAAGCACCACGTACTCCATCAAAACCAGAGCGTTATAGCGCGACAGAAAGAGAAACGGCATCATGGATGGCATTTTAGAAAACGACCTTAAAAAGACGACAAGTCTTGATGATGATGCGCTTTATAGACGTCTTAAGTCTTGGTATGCAGAAGATATAGAGCATGCCAATGAATGGCGAGAGCAAGCGCGTGAAGACTTTGACTTTTATAATGGACGTCAGTGGGCAGAAGAAGATTTAGCTGTTTTAAAAGCACAGCGGCGCCCCGTGATGACGTTTAACCGTATTGCTCCTTTGGTCAATGCCATTGTTGGAGCAGAGCGTAACAATAAACGGGAAGTGCAGTTTCAACCAAGACAAGTTGGTGCAGCGATATCCAATGAATTGCTCACCGGAGCAGCAGAGTGGTTTCGTGATGAAGCTGAAGCTGAATATGCCGATTCCGATGCCTTTCAAGATATGGTCATTTGCGGTATGGGGTGGACAGATACACGGCTTGATTATGAGGAAAACCCTGAAGGTAAACCCACAGTAAGACGTTTAGATCCACTCAAAATGGTGTGGGATGTTAATGCTGTAAGGCCTAATCTGGTTGATGCACAGCGCATGTGGTATGTTGATCGCAAGCCCATCGAGGATGCAAAAAGCTTGTTTCCCAATGTGGCCAGTGAAGATCTGAATGCTGATTGGGCTATCGATAACACAACCGATCTTGAAGATTATCATGTTTCCCTTGATGCTTATGGTGATGACAATAATGGGATAGATGCCATTTCAAGGAAACGTTATGTCACGCTTGTTGAGTGTCGTTGGTTTGAACATGAGACCTATTACAAAGCGCCTGATCTTCAAACGGGGCAGATGCGTGATTATAGTGCCCAAGAGTTTGAACAGCTGCAAATGCTTATGCCGCAAATCCAAGGAGCGAGCTTTCATAAAAAGGTGGTTAAGCGTGTTTTTTTAGGGCGTCGTCTTTTAGGCAAACCTGATAGACCATTAGCACCTGATGGGCAACTTGGATGGGAATGCATTACAGGCACGTTGGATAAGCTTAAAAACCAGTTTTACGGCATTGTCAGGCCGGCGAAAGACCCACAAAAATGGTCGAATAAATATTTTAGTCAGGTGATGTATATCCTCAATAGCCAAGCCAAAGGCGGGATTATGGCTGAACGAGATGCTTTTGATGATGATCGCCAGGCCGTGGAGAGTTGGGCAAAGGCTGATACGATCACATGGCTTAAAAATGGTGCTTTAACTCGTGGAATGATACAGTCCAAACCACGTGCAGAATTTCCCAATGGTTTTTTTCAATTGTTCAATGAGTCCCGCGAGGCGCTTACACATGTGACAGGTTTATCTGCTGAGTTTATAGGAACAAGGGAGGTTAATCAGGCGAATGTGTTGGAGAATACACGCCGCCAGTCAACACTCAATTTGCTTGCAGGTTTATTTGATAATTTAAAGCTGTATCGGTGCAGGCAAGGAAAGATCATTCTTTATCTGATTCAAAACTATCTTTCCGATGGTCGTTTGGTGCGCATTTCTGGACCAGAGAAGGCTGAGTATGTACCCTTAACGCGTGAGGCTGTCACCACCCTTGAGTATGACATTATTGTTGATGATTCACCAACCAGTCCGAATGAGAAAGAAAAAACCTTTGCAGCTGTTACTCAGATGTTGCCGTTGCTCGGAAATTTCTTAACGCCTGATATGATTCCCGATCTTTTGAAGCTCTCGCCATTGCCGGCAACTCTTGTGGCCAGTTTGACGGCTAAAGCCCAGCAAGCGCAAATGCAACAGCAACAACAGCAGATGATGATGCAAAACCAAGGGCCGCAATTAAGCCCCGAGCAACAAGCAAAAGTTGCAGCCATTCAACAAGAAACTCAGGCGAAAGGCGTGCTCAATCAACTGGATGCCCAAAGCAAACAGGCAGCACTGCAGCAAAAGAATATTGAGCTTTTCTTAAAGCAAGAACAAGCGCGTATGCAGCTTGAAATGCAAAGAGCAAGAAATGCGATAACTGAGCGAGAATTACAAATCAGAGCATTACAAATAGAGCTTGAAGGTTATCGAGCAGCAACCATCAGAGGCAAAACTTAAACTTAAACGAAAAGGAACGAGACAATGGAAGAAAAATTAACCCCTGAAGAACAAGCCCTTTATGATGAACAATTTGCAAGCAATGATCCTGTTGAGAGCATAGAAGCTAAGGAAACTGAGCAGGATGTTGAAACAGATGGAGCAAATGACACAGGTGGGCTAGATGAGGCATCTGAGCAGCCAGGAGAAGAGGTTTCTCAAGAGCCGTTAAATGATGATGGTGGCGAGAAGGAGTCTGAGCAACCTCGTTACGCTGTTGTAGAGCAAGAGCGCCAAGCGCGTCAAAAAGCGGAGCAAGATGCTGCTGAGGCCCGTGAGCTTGCGCTAGAGATGGCACAAAAATATGCCGCCATGCAGCAAGAAATTACGCGCCGTTATGATGAAAATGTTCCTTCTTTGGAAAAGGATCGCAAGGCGTATATGGTATGGATTGGTCAGAAGGTGCAAGAACAGCAAAGGTTGTTTCATGAGTTTTCATCGATAAGAGAGCAACAAGAGCGCGTCAATCAAGAGTACTATGAGCGTCAGCAATTAGGGGATTATTTTGAAGCAGCCAAGGCACAGGTTCAAGATAAATACCCTGACTTAGATAGCATGATGGATTATCTTTATGAGTTTGCAGACAATGATTTGAAAGAAAATGCCAGTATATTTCCGCAACTTAATGACCCTGCGGTAAGACAAGAACAACTTGGCACTCAATTGCGTGATATATGTAAGCAGTGTCAAAGGGCAGGTATTAACCCTGTGGAGTTTCTTGTGCAAAAAGCAAAGAAGTCTGGATACTCTGGTCCACAGATGAGAGATGATGTGAGTGCTCTTCAAGAACGCACAACAGCAGCACGTACATTGACAGCCCGTGGGGGGCAAGCTCCAACAGGGGGTGTTGATGTAAAAACGCTTTCTTCCATGCCGGAAGCTGAATTTGCAGCATGGGTTGAGAAAAATCCTGGGAAATTTGAACAAATTATGAGCGGGATGTGAAAGACATGCATCTTAGCTCATCAGAGATAACCAAGTGATGTTGCTTGGTTATGCTGCACAAGTGCGGCAATTTTTTAACCAAGATGAAGAAAGGCATTTTAAAAAATGGCGACAACACAAATGAATATCAATGACCCATTAGCGGTTAGCGCTTGGGCTAAGATGCTCAATACAGAGACCTCAAAAGCATTGTCTATTGCACCGCTTATGGGGACAAACAAAAATAGTATCATCCAAGTGAAGGATGAATCAGGAAAATCAGCGAGTGATTCAATTACCATGGGATTACGGACCCAGCTTATGGGTGATGGTGTTAGCGAAAGTCAAACGCTGGAAGGTAATGAAGAAGCGCTTCAGTTTATGAGTGATAAGATACACATTAATGAGCTTTCTCATGCTGTACGTGTTCCAAATGAAGGGTCGATTGATCAACAACGTGTTTTGTTTAACTTGCGTAATGAAGCAAAGGATGCACTTGTTGATTGGTATGCAGACCGTTTAAGCATGATGTTCTTTATTCAAGCTGCAGGCTATACAGCACCATGGATGAAGTTTGAAGGGCATACCGTAACGCTTAAACCAGTGCATTATGGTTTTAATGAACCTTTAGAACCAAGCAGTAAGCGTGTTATTCGCCCAAATCAGAAAAAAACGGATGAAGCACTTGCAAAAGAGGATGTCTTTAATCTCAAATTGATTGATCAAGCTGTGCAGCGTGCAAAATTGGCTAATCCTAAGATTAGACCGGTACGGATTAATGGAGACAGTGTCTATGTGTTGTATCTTCACCCAATACAGGTGACCCAATTGCGCACCAATACAGATGAAGGGCAATGGCTTGATATTACCAAGGCAGTTTTTAATGGAAGCCGTTCTAAAAACCCCATTTTTGATGGATCATTAGGGGTGTATAATGGTGTTGTTTTACGTGAAGCTGCTCATGTGCCCAATGGTGTTGATTCAAAGACCAAAGAGCCTGTTTTATCTGTTCGACGTGCTGTTTTGCTTGGTGCACAAAGTATCATCATGGCTTATGGGCGTAGCAATAAAGGCAATGGAGCAACACGCTATAAATTAGTGGAAGAGCTGTTTGATTATGAACGTGAGTTTGGTGTGGCTGCCAAGACGATTATTGGCATGAAAAAATCACGCTACGCTTTACCCTATTCTAATCAGGGAGCACAAGACTTTGGGACCATTGTTATCCCATCTTTTGCTGAAGATAACGTATAAACATCAATGAAATGAGTAGGATTTAATCATGACAAAACAACGTCTTATGACACAGACATTTGTTGATTTTACACAAACAACGGATGAAGGCATGCCACCTGTTTTGCAGGGGCGTGATATTCATACACAGCAGGTGAGCTTTTTTCGCTCGCGTATACAAGCAAGCGACACTGGACTTACCACATCAGTTGGTGTTTTACCGCGGGGTGCTTTAATTAAAAGCATCACTATTTATACACTGACAGATTTTGAAGGAGCCACTGCAACAATTGGTAAAAAGCCAGGGGGCAGTGATTATGGAACCCAAGTACTTGAAGAGGAAGGTGTAAAAGAGGTCGAATTGCCTTTAAAAGCACGCAGCGTTCCCCTTCAGTTTGAAAATACGATTTATGTTACACGAGACAAGAAAAGCTCCAAAGGGGATGCTGAGATCATTGTTGAGTTTTACACAAATCGTTAAAAGAAGGGGGCGTTTGTTCCTTACGCTCCCTCCTTTTTAAATGTTGGGATAATACGCATGGCTATTATGATTCATACAGGCGGCCCCATTGAGATAAAAGGGGAGATTATTCCTCATGATCAAAATTTTATTCAGATGGTTGGTGATATTCAAGATGAGATTGATGATCAAACCAATGAATATGTTGATCAAGTACAAAAGGTGATATTTTCAGCTATTCGCTTTTGTGAACGGTTTCCCTTTTATTTCAATGAAAGCCGTGAGGTTGTTTTAACCACATTGCAAGGCAAAAGCCGCTATGGAGATGAGGCTCATCCTTCAATCAGTGGGGCTATTCAGATTATTGATGCTTATATTGATGGGAATAATCATAGTAAGTCAAAGCTTTTGCGGGTAGACCCGATGGAGATTGAAGGGTTTGATGAGGCTCATCGTGGTTTGCCCACACGCTATGCTTATTTTGCACGAAAGCTTGTTTTCTATCCAACACCCGATGATGTTTATTCTATCAGGCTTATTCTTGATCCTATACGGGTTAAAACTATTGAGAATGCGAGGCAAGCATCTGTATGGTTTTTGGAAGCTTATGAGCTTATCAAAACCCGTGCAAAATATGAGTTATATGCCAATATACTCAAAGAGCCACAGATGGCAGCAACAGCCCTTGCGATGTTTCAAGAACAGTTAAACGTTCTTCAAATTGAGACCTCACGGCGTAAAAACTTTGCACAGATTCAACACACGGATTTCTGATGACTTTTATCCCTATTGCTGAATTTAGACCAGACACTGCATTTATAAACAGTGGCTATTCGAATGAGATTGTGAATGTTTTACCTGCCCCTCAGGCTTATATTCCCTTTCCAACGGTTGCACCTATCTCAGATCCGTTTCCCGATGAGATTTTAAGCGTGTATGCTGTGCGTTCATCAGGTGGTGTGCGGATCATTGTTGGTTCACCAACAAAGCTTTACGCGTTTGATAATAGTACGCGTGGATGGAAAGATATCAGCAAGCCTGATACGCTCTATCATGCCAATGAGACAACGCCTTGGTCTTTTGCTTCTTTTGGGGATTACATCATTGCTGTTAATAGTAATGATGCACCACAGGTGCTTTCTTTAAAAAAGGATGAGAGATTTGATGATTTGGGAGGGGAGCCTCCACGGGCTGGTATTGTGCGTGTTTGGGGTGATTTTGTTTGTTTGATGAAGCTTACAGATTATCCAAACCGTGTGCATTGGTCAGGGTTAAATGATGCGCAGTTTTGGACTATTGGGAAAAACAGCTGTGATTATCAAGATTTTCCAGATGGTGAATATGTTCAAGGTTCAACACAAGCAACCAACCCATTTATTTTTATGCGATCGGCCATTTACCATGCGACATTTGTGCCGGGCTCGAAGATTATATTTAGTTTTACAAAAATAAAGGATAAAATAGGAGCCAAAAGCAGCACAGCCATTGCAAGCCGTGGGGAACATACTTTCTTTGTCGCTGATGATGGGTTTTACCAGATCAATAATGAAGGGGAGATGCTGCCTATTGGGTTTGGTAAAGTCGATAAAACGGTTTTTGCACTTTATCATAACTTTTCTATTGATGACATGCACGCGTGCATTGATCCAGTTTATTCACGGGTGTACTTTTCGATCAATGACGATATCGCTGGAATGCATATTTATGTGTATGATTGGATCTTGCAAACATGGAGTGTCATCAAGGGGCATGATCTTTTCTTATTTCCCTTATTTGCAGTGGGGTATACCTTAGAAGGTCTCGATGAAGTCTCTAATCGTTTGATAGATTTGCCCGCTTCTCTTGATAGTAAGATATGGCAAAATGGTGCCCCTGTCTTAGGAGCGTTTAATCAAGACAATAGATTTGGGCTTTTTGCAGGCCCGCCGATGGAAGCGGTGATTACCTCACAGACGATGGGTAATACGACAAGACAGATCAACCTGATGAGTGAGGCTTTTGTTCAAGCCGATACAACAGAAGGTTTATTAAGTGTTGGGGCTGCTTTTATTCTGGATGATGACAATCGGTTTCATTGGGCAGACGAGCGTTATGCGGGCTATAATCACGGGATGTATAATATTCGCTCACGGGCGCGTTATCACGCGTTGCGTCTCAGGATTCCAGAAGGCACGCCGTGGACGCATATGACAGGTTTTGAAGTAACACTCAAACCTGCAGGTATCAGATGAATTTGAAGGTTTATAACACACAGCAATGGAGTGCTGAGCAAATAGCACCCTATTGGCGTGATATCTTAAAATCGATTGCTTATTTTATTGATAAGTTTCCCGATGATTATGATCTTGAGACGCTTTTGAACGATATTTTAAAGGGAGAAAAGCTTCTTTGGATTATCGTTGATGAGCATGAAAATTTTATGGCTCATATCACTACACAATTGGATCATCTTGTTACAGGGGTAAAGCGTGCGGTTATTGTGACGCTTGGTGGAACAGGTGGTCAGCATTTAAGTCAGATTATTCCGCATATTGAGGACTATTACAAAGAACAAGGGGCAGACGAGCTTATCATCATAGGCCGGCGTGGATGGGAGAGATCTCTTAAAGCGCATGGCTACTGCGTTAATCTTTTAGAATATAGAAAGCAGCTTTACCATGGGAAAGAATAAAAAACCAAAGGTAACACAAAATACAACACAGACAAATGCACCACCAGCATGGGCACAAGGTATTTTTGAGCTTGGTGCCAATGATGCGATGAATCTTTACAATAGTGGCAGTGGAAAGGAGGTTTATCAGGGGGATCGTGTTACCAATTTGAGTGATCAGACATTGGGTGCGATTACAGGGCTTAACAACACGGCTCAAAGCTATAATAACAGCTATTTAAATGGGCTTGCCACGGGACCAAATGCAGCAAGTCAAAATTTAAGCAACATGGCTTCTGGGGCGCAAATAGGCGCTAACCCTTATTTTAATGAAGCCCTTCAAAACACCTTAAATAATACGGCGAGCTCTATTAACAGCTCAATGTCAGGGGCAGGGCGTTATGGTTCGGGAGCACATACGGGCGTTCTTGCCAATGAATTGGGGGGTATTGCAACCCAAGCGATGGCACAGCAATATAACCAAGATGTTAACAATATGATGGCTGCCAATAGTTTGATTGACCAGGCCAACCAAAACCAGCTTGCAGGGGCTTCGAATTTCTTCCAAGGTCAAGGTCAAGCGAATATGAATGCGCTTGCGGGGGGCAGTTTGATTGATGCCAATAATCAGCAGAAACTTGATGCAGAGCGGGAAAAATGGGAGCAGCAGAATAATCTTGAATGGGATCAGTTAAGTAAGTTACTGGCCGCAGGAGGGGCTGTTTCTGGCAATTACGGTACACAAACAGGGCAATCGACAACGCTTGTTCAAAACAATCCATGGGCAACTATTGGAGGTATTGGGGGCATTTTTGGTGGAATGCCGGGGTTAAGTGATCGAAGAGCAAAAGAGAACATTGTTGAAGTTGGGTATAGGAATGGCCATAAACTCTATGACTATAATTACAAAGGGTGCTCTAAGTGCTATAGAGGGGTGATGGCGCAAGATATTCTTGCAACAAACCCTGAGGCTGTTTTCTTAAATACTGTCACCGGTCTTTTGCATGTTGATTATAGCAAGCTTGGTTTTGATATGGAAAGGGTTGCTTAATGTCTAGATTTTATGCGTTAGATCCATCTTTGGATCAAGAAGATGGCCGCAATAATAAAGGGATGATGTCTTTAGCCCGTCGTATGCCATTTCGAGATCTTGTCCGCTACAGCTTATCCGTTCCTATCCATCTACTCGACAAGAATGTATGGCCTAAAAAAATTGATTTTCCAGATCTTATTCGAGGCTATTATAAGGAGCCTGAAGAAACGGGCAAAAAAGGGCTTAAAGATTTAATTGTATCTGTTGCGGATTTAAAAGATCAGATGGCCCCTTTATCGGATTATTCGATCAAAACAAACAATACACCGCAATACGATAAGAGTAACTCTCTAGGGCATGGTGAATCATTGATTTCCCAATCTGAATTTGTTTCTCCTATTGATATGCCTTCACAAAATGAAGCAGAGCAACAGCAAAAAGATGCAATGAATTATATTGCTGAGCTCAACAGAAGATCTGCTAGAGAGCAATTGCAGACGAATGCACCTTTAAATGAAAATGCGCCTTTGAGTGAGGAGGGTGCTTTACAGACAAATGATAAGTCAGAGCAAGAACAAGAATCTTTAAATGCACCTGAAAACTTTATTAATTCACAAGGTCAGCCAGAGCAGCTTGCCAATAGTGAAGCAGACGATTTTTTCCAAAGATTAGCGGGGGTAATGGCCATGCGGGGGTTCAAGACAAAGACAGTGCGGGTTCTTTATGGGATCGTTTTAAGAATTCGGAGTTTTCAGAGCGTTTAATGGACTCTTTTGCTGGTCTTGCTTCAGGGCAAACACCTCAAGAGAGCTTTTCAAATGCAGCACTTAAATTGCGCCAGGGCAATAGTGAGCGGGCTCAACGTCAGCAAACTTTGAACGTTTTACAATCCAAAGGATATAGTGATCAAGAGGCGCAAGCAATTGCACAAAACCCTGATCTTTCTATGAAAATCATGAGTGATACGCTAAGCCCTGCTGGTCTTAAGGAGGGCTATAGAATACTGACACCCGAAGAAAAGGAAGCATACGGCTTGCCCGGTGATATGGCTTACCAAATATCAACACAGACGGGCAAGATTGAATATCTCAAGGGAACAGAAAGGACAGATGATCCTAACAATATGCTTTCAAGGCCTGAGCTTGGACATATGTATGTTAAAGATGAAAATGGCAACATACGTTCTGTACTTATTCCAGGAAGCGATGCAGAGCGTAAAAGAATAGATGAAGAGAACAAGAAAAAAATAGAATTTGCAAACAAATCTTTTGAAGCAGCAAAGTTCATTGGAATGGTAGAAAAATTAAAGGAAAAATTGGATAAAAATCCTAACGTTGTTGGTTGGTATGGTTATTGGGGATCGTTCTTTCCAGCATCAGAGGCATCTCGATTTAAGTCTATGCTTAATGTTATTAAGGCCAACATTGCAATTGATAAATTGCAACAAATGAAACATTATTCTCCAAATGGAGCATCGGGCTTTGGGAACTTATCTAACGTTGAATTTATGGCACTGCAGAACTCTATAGCTGCTTTAGAGCAAGACCTTTCACCTGAGCAGATGAAAGAATCTTTCCAAACGATTATTGATACTTACGAGAAAGCCAATAAAGCAACGCGGATACTTCTTTTTAGTGAAGGAGAAGTATCACCTGAACTTGTTCAAGAAGCATACGGACTTGAGGCTTATCAAAATCAAGATAAGGCGCAACAGACGCAAGATGAGCAGCCACGTGTGACGGAATATACGCAATTTGATACGTTACCAGAAGGTTATGCATTCCTTGATAGTGACAATCGCGTTAGAAGGAAACAAAGCAATGGCTGAGTTAAGACAACCCATGATAAACGAAAAGCCTTTTGATAAGCGATTAGTTGATAAGCGATTGCTTGATACAAACTATAATAATGCTGAAGTTCTTGGTCATATAAGTGACTTTACTCCAGAACAACTCCGAGAGATTTTCTCAAGGAATAAAGAATTACTTGCTAAAGCAAGACAAAATGGTTCTATCACAAACAATAATAAACCAACGACACAAAATAAACCAACGACACAAGAAGATAGCCCTAAAACGAATACTATGGAAGCTTTGGGATGGGGATCAGTTCACGGAGTGACTTTGGGCTATGATGATGAAATAGCAGCAGCAAAAGATGCACTTTTTACGGACGAAACATATGACGATTCAGTGAAAAGACGGCGTGATTATCAAAAGTTGTTGGCAAAAGAGCATCCTTATGCTTATTTCGCTGGTAATTTAGCTGGTGGTGTGGCAGCCATAGTTCCTGCAATAGTTGGAGGCCCTGTTGTAGCGGGTGGTGCTGCTATTGGACGTGGTGCACTTGCTGCTGGACGAGGTATAGCTGCTGCTATACGTGCTGCTCCTGCTGCTATGCGCGCTATGCCTTCAGTTGTACGCGCTGTTCCCGCTGCTATGCGTGCTGCTCCTGCTGCTGTTGGACGTGGTGCACTTGCTACTGGACGTGCTATTCCCGGTGCTATACGTGCTACTCCTACTGCTGCAAAAGCTGTAGGTAAAGCTGTAATGAGTCCTGTAAATAAGGCAGCCACAAGAACTTCAGGTGCAGCTGCAGATTATATAAGTAGAGCAGAGGCAAAAGCATTTCATTCTGCATTAGCGCAAGGTGCCACACGGGCAGAAGCAAAACTTGCAGGGGAAGCAACTGCAAAGAAAGCCGTAGCAAAGTTTAATACAATACGCGCAGCAAAAATCGGTGGAATCTATGGAGCTATAGCAGGAAGTGGTGAAGGGGAAGGTTGGGGGAATACTATAGTAACTACTGGATTTGGTGGGGCATTTGGTGGTCTTACACCCTTTGCTCTATCAGCAGCAGCGCCTCTTGTCACAAAACCAGCTAGTGCAACGACTTCTTTTGTTAAAAAAACGCTTCCAAAATGGGTTCGTGGAAGTCAACCAGGTGAAGTTCAAATAAGCAACAAAGCGCTTAAAGAGATAAGTCGTGCTTTAGACAGTGCAGGTATTCATGATCTAGACAAGGCTTTAAAGTGGAAAGGTCCTGATTCAATGATCATTGATTTAAGTGATCAGCTTGCTGCACGGGCTTTAAGAGAGGCAAAAAAAGACTATCCTACACATTCAATAATGAGCAATCGTTTAGGAGCTAGGCAAGCTGAAAGTACTCAACGTGTAAGGGAAAGACTAAATGAAACACTCGGTAAGAAAGTTAATACACTTGATTTAAAGCAAGACATTATTAACACCGCAAAAAGAGAGGCTGAACCGCTCTATGAAAAGGCATTTACTGCACCCATTGCAGAGTCTGTTATGAAAGATTTACAGCTTTTAGAAGAAAGTCCTGCATTTAATGACGCACGTAAAAAAGCAATTGCGGGTTTGTTGAATGTGGGAGATGAAACAGTTATAGCAAACCGTAAAAATCCAGAAATGAGTATGCAGATTTTGCACAGAATAAAGGGCGATATAGACAATCAGATTAAATTAGCTCTTAGAGAAGACAATCAAACACACGCTGCAGATTTGATGAATGTGAAGGAACGTTTGCTTCGTGTTTTAGATACATCATCTCCACATTATACCCAAGCAAGAAAGTTTTACCATGACGAGCGCACTCTTGGCAGCGCCTTATCTCAAGGTGAAAAAGCGTTTGATAAGAATGTTACGCTTGATATGATCAAAAATCAGCTTTCAGGCTTGGAATCTAAAGAACTGGATGCGTTTAGAAAAGGTGCACGTTCACAGATAGAACATGCAGCAGCCAATGTACAAAGCCCTGAAAATAGTCTTTCAAGCTTGTTTAATACGCAAGGTGGGCAAGAAAAATTACAGCTCATTTATGGTAAGGATAAAGCAAACCAAATGATGAAAGCTTTACGGCCAGAGGTTGAGAGATCAGAGTTATTTGCTCGCCTTCCAAGGAACGAGGGTGAGCTCGGATCAAAGGCAGGAGAAGCACTTGATAATGTAAGTAAGTCTAGCCTTCGTACTACAATAATGAATTTTTTTACAGGGTCAGTAAAGCGTGGAGTGTCATCAATCGATAAAAATATCGAGAGAGATATTGCAGAACTGATAACAGCCCATGAACGTGGGGATGTTAGGTTATCGAGACAAAAATCTGTTGAGTTAATTAACAAGTTTCGTAAAGCAGAACGGAAGCGTTTAATCACACAAGAAGAATTTGTAAAATTCATCAATTTGCTTAATGTTCTATCGACGGGCAGCTATATTAGAGGGCTTAAAAATTAATGATCAATTTTCATCCTCATGTTCACAGTGCCATTTCCCAAGCGGCACAAAGGTATAATTTACCCGAAAGCTTTCTTAAACGCGTTGCGATGATAGAAAGTGGTGGTGATCCCAATGCAAGAAATAAGAACAGTAGTGCAGGTGGGCTTTATCAATTCTTAGATTCAACAGCACGCCAATATAAGCTGGATAACAAGTTTGACCCCCTTCAATCGATTGATGCGATGGCACGGTTTACCAAAGACAATATTCGTTATTTGCAAACAGCTTTGGGAAGAGCCCCTTCAGAAGCTGAACTTTACTTAGCACACCAACAAGGGCCAGCGGGGGCAGCAAGGCTTATTAAGAACCCCGATGCACCAGCAAGCCAACTGTTAAGCCCCCAGGCAGTAGCCCTTAATGGTGGCCGCCCTGGTGCAACAGCAGGTGATTTTATGAATCATGTTTATCAGCTGTACAATAAAACAGCTCAACCTCAGCAAGGGTATAGGAATGCAGTTCCAAATAATGAAGCGGTTCCACCACGTGGCATGCAAAGGCTTCAAAATATAATGCAGGGTGATCAATTGGTTGCACAGAATGCTCCATTGCAGGAGCAGGGTGGTCATGCTGATTTTCTAAAAAAAGGCGTGGCGGGTTTAACGCAGTTAATCAAAGAGAATGCGCAAAATTATGATCAACAAATACAGTTGGCACAAAATCAAATGATGCAGCAGCCTGTGTTTGCACAAGCAGGAGCACGCCCTGCGGATTTAACGCCTTTGATTAGTCCTCGCCGCCAGCCATCTTCTTTCAATGGTCGACAAAGAGGAGATCAATTGCGCAAAGAGTTCTTAACAAGGGCAGGAGTTTATAATGTCTGATATTTATGATTGGTCACTGACAGCGGATACAAACGCACACTCAGATGATATTATTAATTGGGCACAAGGACAGCCGCCCAGTTCTGTTAATAATAGTGCCCGTGCTATGATGCAGCGTATACGAGAATATCTTGCAGATAATGGTGGGACAATTGAAGCAAAGTTTATTGTTAACAGTCAAGAAAAGACGACATCAATTACACTCAATACAGTTTCTCCTATCACGGAATATAAGAATGATATTTTTATACGTTTTAGGGCCAGTGATACCAATGTTGGTGCAACAACAATAACTGTCAATAGCTTGAGTGAGAAGTCTATTTATAAAATGACTGATATAGGTGTTATATCATTAGAAGGTGGTGAGCTACAAAAGGATGGCATTTATGAGCTGATCTATAGTAACAGCACATTAACAAGAAGTCTTGATGGTTGGTATTTATTAAACCCAACACCCAAAACACCTCCTCAGATAGAAATCTTTCCTCCTGGGTTTATTGCGACATTTGCAATGAAAGAAGTGCCAGGTGGTTGGCTTTTGTGTGATGGTGCAAGCTATGAGCGTGTAAAATATCCTCGGTTGTTCAAGGCAATAGATATATATTGGGGAGCAGATAGCGATACTACTTTTAGAGTGCCCGATTTTAGGGGGATATTTCTACGTGGTTTTGATAATGGGCGTGGTATAGATCAGGGTAGAAAATTTGCCGAAAAGCAGCAAGATAGCTTGAAAGCACATACACATGGCTGCACCATTGAAATGTCAGGGGCGCATGTGCACCAGTTTCAGTATGAGGCGTTAAGAAGACCTGGCAGTCCTATTGGTGGAAGAAACCCTGCCTTTTATAGCCAAAATATAAGAGCAAATACAGGCTCAGCAGGTGCACACACGCATAGTGCCACGATTTCTTCAACAGGTACAGCAGAAACACGCCCTGTTAATACAACGGTTGTTTACGCCATAAAATCATAAGGTTTTTTACAGATGATCAATAATCCATCGGCAATTGATGAGATTGCCGACACAGGGCAGATTCGTGTTCTTTTTTATGCAAGTCATAGATTAGTCCATGCGCCATTAAATAAGGTTCTTGATAAGGTCAAAGACGATATTCAGCATGATCTTTCAAACACTCTTATAGCTTATCAAAAAGAGACAAATAAACGCATTGAGGCTTTGCAAGAAGCTATTGATGAATTGCGTTTGCAACTTGTCAATCTAACACATCCCGAAGATACAAATTAAGGAATTCAAAGCGATGCCTATTCCCTATCACACACACAAGTTTGAAATTGAACCAGCAACAAATAAGGAAGTCAAAGAAGGTGTTTTAGACAGTAAAGTTGTTGCACCCTCTTCATTGGGCAGTGCAGCGGCTTATTCTGTGGGTTATTTTGCGACTGCTGCTCAAGGAAAGAAAGCTGATGAGGCCGTTGCAAAAAGAGATGTTGGAGCACTTGCTTACAAAGATACGGTTACAGTTAATGATATAAGCACAAGTGGTGATCCTAGTGAGAATACAGTTCTATCGGGTACTGGCTGAATAAAGCTATCGCCTTTAGGAATTGGTGATATGAGTGCTGCTATTTATGATCCTACTCATGTGAGGTCAGATGCCTTTTCTATGGAGAATATGACTGAAGGTGATACAAAAAAGATTTTGACTGCAGAAGAAAGAGTAAAGCTACAGTGGATAAGTTCTGAATGCCCTACAATAGAAAAATGGAAGAAGGCAGATGAGGATATCAATTATCCTATATCTCCTGCTGATCTTAAAGGCACCATCACTCATTTTGCATTATCAAAACCTCTTGCGATGTCAAAATCAGTTTATGATCCAGATAAAATAGCAAAGGATGTTTTTGCTATGGATCATATGAAAGAGGGGGAGAAACACCTTATCCTAACGCCTCAAGAACGTATTCAGATTACAAAGGTTAATCAAATTGAAGAGGTTGCACAGCAAGCACAAACAACAGCTCAATATGGGGTCAATGTAGCAAATGAAGCTAAAAAGACTGCGGAGAGTGCTTTAAGCACAGCAAAGGATGCGCAAAGCACTGCTGATAAAGCGCAAGGTACTACCGATAAGGCACAAAAAGCAGTTGATCTCATTCCCCCTCTTGAAAAGCAAGACTGGATTGATGGTATCAAAGCAGAAAATGCACTGATATCACCGGCTCATTTGGTTGCTTCTATTAAAGCAAATAGTGGCGGCAGTAGTGGGGGCAGCAGCAATAGTGTGGGTGTAGGTGTTAGCAAACCTATTGAGATTTTCATGACGGAAAGTGGGGAAATTGCATGGCCAGAAGGGACCACTGAAGATACCGAGCTTGAAATATGGGCTTGGGGTGGTGGTAATGCTGGTGATGATAATGCTCGTCATGGTGGTGCTGGTGGGTGTTGTGCATATGTGAGAACAAAGAAAAAGTTTCTTGGCAACAATACAGTGACTATCGGCAAGGGTGGGAAAACAGCTACGAATAATCGTATCAGAGGAGAGGATACAAAAGTTGGTCAATTTATTACGGCTTTCAGTGGTGACGGTAATATTTTCCAAGGTGGTATTGATGGTGCTAAGGGCGATGACGGAGCTGATGCAAAGGATGAAAATGGTGTTGGGGGGCGTGGCAATACTGGTAAAGTTGGTAGGATAGGTGGATTTGGCGGGCGTGGAGGGCAAGGGGGTAAAGGCGGTGACAATGGTACTGGCGGTGTTGGAGGAGATGGGGGATGGGGTGGCGATAATTTTTTAAGGAGTGGCGGTCAGGGTGGTTTGGGTGGAAAAGGTGGGCGTGGCGGTACTGGGGGAAGAGGGGGTAATGGAGGTCGTGGGGGTGAGTGTATATATGATTGTGGTGGGTCTGGTGGCAATGGCGGCAATGGCGGTGAGGGAAGTCCTAACGGCAAAAGCGGTGATGGAGGTCGTGGGGGGCATGGTGGCAATAGTATGTGGGGCGGTGGCGGAGGGGGTAGTATCGGAGGAGAAGGAGGTGATGGTAATGTTGGAGGCACTAAAGGAATTGGTGGCAAAGGCGGTAATGGTGGTGTTGGTGGAAACAGTATTTATGGCGGTGCAGGTGGAGGTGGTTTAGGCGGTAAAGGTGAGCAGAATGGTAATGATGGCGTTGGCGGACGTGGGGGACATAGCATGTGGGGTGGTCATGGTGGACGAGGGAGTGTTGGTTATTATGGTGGTGGCGGTGGATATTTTCCCGGAAAAGATGCGACATCTTCATCAAGCGGTGCTGGGGGAGATGGTGCTGTATTAATTAAAGTATATTTATAGAAATGGAATGAAACGATGGCACGAAGGATTAGTAAAAACTGTTTAAATTGTTTAAAAAAATGGGAAGGCTTGCGATTAAATGCTTATCAAGATGCATCTGGTGTTTGGACCATTGGGTATGGTCATACCGGAAAAGCTGGTAAACCATTTGTTGTTGAAGGTATGACGATTACCAAGCAAAAAGCTGAAACTATACTTTTAACTGATTTGCAAAAATATGAAGCAGCAGTAGAAAAAGAGGTTTGCGTTGATTTAAATGATGAACAGTTTGGGGCTCTGGTTTCATTTTGTTATAATGTTGGTGTGAATGCTTTTCAGCGTTCTACCTTACTTAAAAAGCTTAATAAAGGGGATTATGAAGCTGTACCGGCTGAATTACAAAAATGGACAATGGCAGATGGCAAACGTTTGAAAGGTTTAGTTCACAGGCGTGCTGCTGAAGCGGGGTTATGGGCAACGAGTGCTTATGTTTCTTCTAATTATCAAGCAGTAGAAGCAAAAGAATCAACAGGTGCTTTTAAAGTAGAAATGTTAGCGCCTATCATTGGGTCTTTTTCAGGACTTGGAGGATTACTTGCTGGCAATGGTCCAGTTCAGTGGGCTTTTGCGGCAATTATGGTTTTAGCAGCTTGTGTCGGTATTGCGTTTGTTGCTCAACGTTTTTGGGAGCAACGGCTGTGATTTGGTGGGGAAAGAAATATTTGTTGATGGTGGCGGCGGCTTTTGCCGCTTTTTTTGTAACTTTAGCTAAGATTTTTCGGTTTGGCAAAAAAGCTGAGCAACGCAAACGAACTGAGAAAACTTTAAAAATAGCTATAACACGGTTTGAAGTAGAAGATGAAGTTAACAAGAAAAGTGATGTGGATATACGCTCTGATCTGTCTGAGTGGGTGCGTAAAGAATGA